AAATTAGAGTATCAGGATCTAATGCAGACGCTACAAAATATTACAGCGGTGTTAAAATTATGGGATTCTCTAAGAAAATTATCAGTGCGCCTGCTAAAGCGCCTGTAAAGGCTCCTGTAAAAGCAGCAACTAAACCTACAAGCAACGCAAAGGTAAAAAATGGCTAAAAATAAAAGTGTAATTAGTCTTATTAGTTATGATGCTAATCGTTTTTTAGCACAATCTATTAAACGGTATTACAACTATGTGGATGAGATTGTACTTGGGCTTGATAAAGATCGTATAACTTGGAGTGGTAATAATTTTTCATTCGATGAAGACTTGCTTTGGAGTGAGCTTTCTCAGATTGATGGGGAAGGTAAAATCTCAATCATCGAAGAAGACTTTCATCAGTCATCGATTGCTATAGAAAATGATAATTATGAGCGTAACTTTTTAAAAGAACAGTGTTCTCACGATTGGATTTTTTCTTTTGATGCTGACGAAGTGCTTGTCAATGCTAAAGATTTCTTTCTTAATTTTTGTCCTCTTGTAGAGAGATACTACAATAAAGCAGATCTTTGTATGACTTGGGCTACTCCGTATAAAGTTGTGGAAGATACTGAGGGTAACTCACACACGCTCGTGATTGCTAATACAGACGATTCTCCTTTCTTTGGAGAAAATCAAGGATTTGTTACATCTAAAGATAGTACTTTTACTTATGCTCGATGGACAGACACATCAGGTGCTGGAGGCAATAGGCTACTAAGCCCGTTAGTCGCGCTTCATTGGAGTTTATGTCGTCCTGATAAAGAGTTACACGAAAAAATTAACAACATCGGACATTCAGATTTAGTAGAACAAGATCCTTTCTATCAAATTTGGACTCAAGTTAATTGGGAAAATTACCATGAACTAGAAAACTTTAAAACATCAGGACTAGGTGAACAACAGTGGCCAACTCTGTTCGCTGTGCCATCAGAGCATGTAGAAGATTATATTACTCAGCATTTAGGGAGAGCTTACTGATGAATATTGAGTTTATTGGAAAATTTTATGATAATCATTCTTTAACTATTATTAATAGGAATATTGCGCTCATCCTAAATGAGGATGAAAATATAAATTTATTTCTAACTCCTTTAGACGATTATGATCCAAATGCCGGATTAGATAAAGAAATAGTTAAAAAACTAAAAGATATTAGTACGAAAGAAATAGATGGTAATAGCTATGCAGATATACAAATTAGACACGCATACCCCCCTATTTGGCAATGGCCGCCACACGAGCAAACTAAAGTAGTTTACATTCAACCATGGGAATATCCTAAACTACCTTTTGAATGGCAACACAAATGGGAAACATTCGCAGATCATGTTATCGTACCATCTAATTATATTAAAGACATCGCTGTAAGAGGAGGTTTAAATCCCCACTCTATTACGGTGATACCTAATGGTTATGATAAAAAGTTATTTAATAAAGAGAAAATAAAGAACCCACCCTATGGTATTGATCCTGATAAATTTAATTATGTTTATGTTGGTAACTCTCAATGGAGAAAAGGTCTAGACTTACTTATTAATGCTTGGCATAAGTGTTTTAAGTCTTATGATAACGCTCGTTTAATTATAAAAGATAATCCTACAATTTACGGTAAAAACGGTGTTCTCAATGAATTGATTAAGATGCAATACAAAACTGAATGTGCTCCTGTAATCTATATTGACGACAATGTTTCTGATGAAACTATGGCAGATATTTATAAAGTATCAAAAGTAATGATACACCCTTATAGAGCAGAGGGATTTGGAATGCATATTCAAGAAGCAGTAGCATGCGGTTGTGTACCTATATTACCTGATATTGGACCTCATCAAGAATTTATTCCAGAAGATATTGGTGTTAGAATTCAAACAAACCAAACAGTAGTTGATATATCTGCAGCAGAAGTTTTTGCTCAAAAACCAGGTGACTCGTTTACTATGATGAGCTCTCACACAATAGTTAACGAACCTAGTGGACAAAACTTAGAAAAAGCATTACAATGGATGTACCATTCTCATGATAAGAAAATTCATTTTGATAGAGTTAATGAACTAGATATGCCGAATACTTGGGAGAATGTAGCAAAACAATACGTGGAGGTACTCACTAATGTCGGAAGCACAAGTAAGCCCAGACGATTTAGATAAGTGGTTTGAAGAATTAGAAGCTAGTTTAGACAAAGAAGAAGTAGCCAGGCTCGCTCAAAGCGTAATCGAAAGACATAAACCAAGTTTAGAAGAAAAAGTTCTAGCAGATTTTCATGGTAATGCGCCTATTATTGATTCACAGTATGATGGAAAACTACCAACCTTAACCGCTAAAGCAAAGATCTTCATAATACAGAATTTAGAAGCTGGTCAATTTTTTAGATTTGCAGTAGCAGGTGGAGGATGCTCAGGTTTTAATTATCTTTTTGAAGCAGTAGATTCCCGTGAGGATGATGATATTACTTTTTGCACAGACCCTATGGCTATAATCGATCCAGAGAGTCTCAAATTCTTGTACGGATCAAGCATTGACTTAGAAGATTCAGGGATGAATAAAATGTTAAAAGTAGTTAATCCAGGAGCTAAAGCCTCTTGTGGTTGTGGAACTAGTTTTGCTTTTGATGAGGAGTTATTAGATTTATATGAAAACGTTTAATAGTATTGTTAATGAAAGTAAATTACCTTGGTTACAGTTGGATATTGAATATCCTTATGAAGAAATGTATCAAGAAGCTAAAGCATTAAAGCATCTTTTTGTTAAACATCGACACCAAGATAGCAGTGGAGGGTATAGACATAAAGGTTGGAGAAGTTTATGTATTCATGGTATTAGTCCTGAAAAAACTAATCACTTTGCAGAGTATGGATATACATCTAATAAAGAAACCCCATATGTTTGGACAGAAATAGCTGATATGTGTCCTATTACTACAAAGTTTTTTAAAGAGACATTCCCTTACAAATCTTATCATAGACTGAGGTTTATGCTTTTAGAGCCTCAAGGTTTTATTACCCCTCACGTAGATACCTTTACTGCTAAATTATCACCAATTAACATGGCTTTGAATCATCCAAAAGGTTGTCTAATGAAAATGGAGGGACATGATGGTTACGTTCCTTTTAAACCAGGTACTGCTATGTTACTGGATGTTGGAAACACTCACGCTTATATTAATAAAAGTAATGAAGATAGATATCACATCATTGTTCATGGGGTCAAAACAAAAGAGTATGAAGAATTAGTTGTGAGAAGTTATGAAAAGAGTAATGGGTAAAAACAAAAATTATGTAGTGGGAATATATGACGACACTCGAATGTCCCATAATTTAAGCCAAGCACAAAAGAATAAAGAAATAACTGAATTCTTTACTAGATTTAAATATTTTGGACCAATCATTGTCAAAGAAAATATCAATGATGTTTTAGACGAAGCTTTAAATCACGATGTAGACTATTGTATAGTCCAAAGTGTTGGTCACATTATAAAAGAAGCAGCTTTTTTTACTTTTATTGAAAAATGGATAGATAAACAAGATTTTTTTATTACTGGACATATAATGGACAAAAATAAAAAGAACGTAAATAATCCAAGTGGTAAAGAGGGATATTATGGATTACATAAACAGTGTATGTTAGTAAATCTTAAATACTATAATAAATTCGATAAACCTGTTTTTGGCACTAAGAGTTCTGGAGAAGAATTTGTAATTAAGGCTGAAAGACATATGAAAGATATACATGACGATTACACTCCTTTATCTTTAAAACCAACAGAAGAACTTACCGTGTGTACACCTTTAGTGGATGGCTGGAATTTTATTAATATTAGTTTAGCAAACGATTTAACTGTGTATAATTTTCATCCCAAAATCAGAGAACACAAACAATACATATATCCAACAACAAGCGCTGCTGAGTTAGAACATCAACTATCTTGGATTACTAACATTGTTGATTTTGCACAAGATTGTGTATTTTTTTGGAACACTGAAAACTATTCAGATTTAAAGTATGTAAATATTAAAAAACCAATAGAAAAACTATACGCTGTTGCTGCAAGTTTTAAACCTAATATGGTTCTTAACCATTATGGTTTTACTGACAACTGTGAAGTTATTTTTTATGATTACAGCAAGTCTGCTTTAGCATTTAAAAAAATGTTAGTTAAAGAATGGGACGGAGAAGACTATCCCAGATTTCTTACTTATGCTCAAAAGAAATTCAGAATAAATGAAACAGGTGGTAATGGGACTGAAACATTATCTAGAAAACAACTTTGGGAAAGAGAGTTAGAGTGGTGGGGTTCTGAGAAAGCAATCAAAGAACACTGGGATAGATATAGGAGATTAAATCATAAGTATATTCATTGTGATATTTGTTGTAATCCTGAAAAAATTACCTCTACTATTACGCCTGATGAAAATTCAGTTATATGGTGGAGCAACGCTTTTCACACTGTAGGTGCTCAATACTTAAGAGGAGTGTCAGGTGTTAAAACTTGCTATGAAACTTGGTTAAAACAGATAAACGATAAAAATCCTGATATATGGATACTAGGTAAAGATTATTTAGATCGACCAATAGAGGGTGATAAATTAAAGGATTATTTAAGTGCTTATACTAGCCAAAACTAAAATTACAATTGATAACTCTTGGCTAGAACAATTGGATTTTAAAGGTCATGATGATCTAGATTTAGCAGGTAATGTAGACGCAGTATCAATCAAAAGTAACGATGGAGGTATTCATAGTTTTTATAGAACTAAACCAGTTGAATATCCTAGTGATTTCAAATTTACAAAATACTATAAATTATGTAGCTCTTTGATAGACTACTTTGAAATTGAAACAACTAGAATTAGAATACACAAGCAAGAACCAGGTCAAAGTATCCCTATTCATACTGATGATAATAACATCAATGCGAAGACTAACGAAGACTATAGGCTTAGAGCAGTTACAGCACTTACCGAAAGTAATGACTTTATATATCAATTTGATTATGAAGGCTCTATGGAACAGTTTAATCTTAAAAAAGGTGAAACAGTGCTTTTTGACCCAGATTTAGTGGGACATGGGATGATGAATCAATCAAAAACTGAAACTAGATACTCGCTAGTACAGATTTTTAAAGCATACCCAGTTTCTCCTTGGTTAAAAGATTTTATCAATACTGAACAAACGGTAATAATATGAATATTGACTTTGGAACTGCTTTTCATAAACCTAATGGAAATGCTGTAAAAGTAACAATTAACGAATTTAGAGATAAACTTTATCTACATATTAGAGAATACTCAATGGATGGAGATACAGGTCAATGGTATCCAACAAAATCGGGATTCTCAATTCCTGCAGATGAAGTAAGTTCTCTTGTCCCCTTATTACAAGACGCAAGTGATGCGGTAGCTCAAAGATACATATGGAATACACAACTTGAGCTAGAATTGGAGCAAAAATGAGTGTAAAAGCTTGGAATGATGAACAAGAAATCGAATTGATTAAATTGTATAATGAAGAAGGTCTAAAGGACGTTCATGAATTAGCAAATCACTTCTCAAAAGGTTATAGAAGTGTTATAAGTAAACTAGTTCAACTTAAAATTTACGAAAAACCTGTTATTGAAGACGAAGATAAATCTCAAACAGTTAAAGTTATGTTAAGAGAACTTGAAGAAATTCTTGATATTGAAGTTGATGGAGTTAACCTTAATAAAAAAGAAAATCTTTTTAAGTTAGTAAACGCAATCAAACAAAAGGTTAAGTAATGGCCTCAAAAAAGAAAAATAAGCTTAATAAAGTGCATATGGTGCCAGAAGGTGAAAGCCGTAATAGTGCATCATATCACTTTATTCATGCAAAAACGTTAAACCAAATTAGGAATGGTAAAAAATTACGTATTCGTAGATACCACCCTGGTTTAAGACAACACGTCTGGTTTGTAGAAACTAGAATGCCTCCTCATTCAAAATAGGTGACAAATGACGCACGAAAGACATGAAGAATATATGAAACGCCGAATGCGTGAAGAAGAAATACCTGCCAAATTTCCACAACGTAAAAAAGTATTTGAATCCCCTGATGGAGGTAAAACCGTGTACGAACGTGACTTCGGTAGTAAAAAACGTAACAAAATAACAACTGCAAAAATTAAATTAAATGTTGATGGAAGTATAGTGCCAAATTATAAGTATAATGAAGACGCTTTAATTAAAGAATTTAAAACTTATATTGACGCTACTTATAAGCAACATTATTCTCGTGATAAATTTCAAGCCACAGAATTTATTATGGATGGTGGACACGGCACTGGTTTTTGTATTGGTAATGTTTTAAAATATGCACAAAGATATGGTAAAAAGGGTACACAAGAAGATGCTCGTAAAGATTTAATGAAAGTACTTCATTACGCATTACTACAGTTGTATGTTCATGATAATGACTTATAGAGATTTAAAAGAATACTTTGCAAACGATTATGTCAGTAATGATGAAGACCCTCATGTTGTTAAACTAGTTAAAAAATCTCATGGAATTCTTGATGTTGGTTGTGGAGATAATTTATTTAAGAAACATCTCCCAGTAGGATTTTTCATAGGGCTTGATCCTTATAATTCAAACGCAGATGAAATGATAGATATACTTGATTTTGAGTATCCTGTAAAGTTTGATCTTATTATCTGTTTTGGTTCTATAAATTTTTACGACATTAAATGGATTGATGATCGAATGAAAAAAGTATTTTCTCTTCTTGCAAAAGGTGGAACAATTTGTATGAAAGTTAATCCAAATAAACCTTTTGGTAATGGTGTGGTTCTTGATTGGTTTGATAGATGGACTATGCCTCTTATCGAACACTATGCAGAAATAAACGACTGTTCAATTGAAAACATTAGAGAAGGTGATAACGGAAGAATTAAGTTTGACTACGTTACCTGAAAGAATATTTTTTACAGGAGTACCTGGGTCTCGTTGGAGCGGTATTGCTAGAGAAATAAAATCTGACGATCAATATAACTGTACAGATCGTGCTGCTCACCGCGCATATAAACACCATGACAAAATAGGACACACAGAAGCATACTATGGCACAGGTATGGAGTTTGACTGTAATTTAGACCGTGCTAATTTAGATGCACCCTATTCTAACTCAGATAGTGCTTTTGGTTGTAAATTACATATGAGCCACGAGTGGCCCTACTACTTTGAAGCGATACAAGACGCTTATCCTATTTCTTGGATACAACTAGTGTATAGACCCGATTGGGCTAGTTTTTTATGGTGGAAAGAGGCAGGTGGTTTTGAAATTAATTATCCAAACTATGATTGGTATAGAACAGATGATGAAATGCTAAAATCCATAAAAGAACAAAATCAATTAATCCTGGACTTTGCGCAAAAACATAGTGTACAATGGCTACAACACCACACTCACAGTGATATTTTTATAGGAACTTATAAACCGTGATTGAAATGGTTGCATATTTACTCGGTGGAGTGTTTTATGGACTCTTAATAGGTATTATACCTAGTGCAGGTGCTACTACGGGTTTAGTTGCACTTTTTGGTTTTATAAGTTATTTTGCACACGAGCCATATATGGGGGTAATATTCCTAATGGCAGTAGTTGCTGCTAGTACAACAGGCGATAGTTTTACTGCTATACTGTTAGGCATACCAGGTGCTAACAGTGCTGCTGCTACTATGGTAGATGGCTTTCCTCTTGCACAACGTGGTAGAGCAGGGTATGCTATCAGTGCCGCTGTAACAACTAGTACAGTTAATGGACTTTTATGGGGTTGTTTAGTTTTTCTACTATTACCTTGGTACACTAACTTAATTTATATATTAGGTGTTCCTGAGCTATGGGCATTTGTTGCATTGGCATTTGCAACAGTAGGGTTTTTAACTAATCAGTTTTGGTTTCGCACGGTACTTGCTATTGCATTTGGAATCTTTGTAGGGTTAGTAGGTGTCAATCCTGATAACAATGAGGCAAGATTCGGAGCACAATATTGGTTCTACTTAGAAGATGGGATACAAATTATGGCAGTTGCTGCAGGACTATTTGCTATACCAGAACTCACAAGAGGGTTGTTCTTAAAACATAGCACTGCAGACGGTGAGATCCGTGAGGGTGAATTATGGGCAGGCATGAAAGCAAGTTGGAATAATAAATGGCTTGCTCTGCGAGGCGGATTCATTGGAGCGTTTATTGGTCTGCTACCTGGACTAGGCGGGCAAATGGCAGACTGGATGGCATATGGTCAAGCAGTTGCCAGTAATCCTAATGAGAAGTTTGGTAACGGTAACATCAAAGGTGTCATAGGACCTGAGGGTGCTAATAACGCACAAAAGGCAACATCAATGATTACAACAGTCATATTTGGGATACCAGGGGCAAAATTTGCTGCAATACTAATGAGCTTATTTATGTATCTAAACATAGAACTAGGCACACCAGATATCGCAGAGGATACAGAGTTATTTAAAAGTATGACATTTGGTTTTTTAGGTGCAACAGTAGTTGTTGCATTTATTTGTATGTTTTTAATTAAACCCATTAGTAAACTCGCAGCAGTGCCTTATAAATATTATTTTCCTGTGCTATTAGCTTTGATTATTTTTACCTCAATGCAATACACAGGAGGATGGGAAGACCTTGCAATGTTAGCAGTATTTTCTTGTATAGGATTTACTATGCGACATTACAAGTTTAGTAGACCCGCTATGTTAATTGGTTATATACTGGCAGAAAAAGTTGAAGGACTAACTCTTCAACTCACAGGACTTTACACTGTGGAAACACTAATAACAAGACCGATATTTATGTCACTAATATTTTGTATTATCGGGATATTCATATATAGCATAATAAGAAAAGGAAGAATAGACTATGCGTAAACTTTTATTACCTTTAGCACTAATGCTAGGATTTACAACACCAGCAGTTGCTGATTATACAATGATCGTGCCACAAAAGCCAGGCGGTGGCACAAGTCAATGGGCACAAATTGTTGCTACTGAAATGGAAAAATATCTAGACGGTGAAAAGATTGTCCTTAAACACATCCGTGGTGCAAGAGATATTCCTGGATTTAATAAGTTCCACAATAAGCTACGTTTTGATGACAAAACTATTATGGTATCTAACGGTGGTAATGGTGTTGCATTCTTACAAGAAGCAGTGGATTACAACTATAAAGACTATGATTCAGTTGGATTAATGAACCTTAATATTATTACAGCAGTTTATGGGGACCACAACCCAAATACTGATAGAACTAGTTTCAGCGGCGGGGGCGGTAAAGTTCCTGAAGGTATTGCAATGACATTACTAAAGTGTGGTAATTTACCAAACACTGAAGCATATGTTGGTTGCTTTAAAGAAAAGGTAAACTGGATAAAAGGCATGAAGGGTAATGAAAGACGTCTTGCATTTAAGCGTGGCGAACTTAATGGTACTCGTGAAAATCCTGCAAGTTTTAAAAAGCATGTACAGCCAGTAATTGACAAAGGCGAAGCACGTTTATGGTTTCATCACGGTATTCTACAACCCGACGGTTCACACGCAGATGATCCAAACTATCCTGGTATTCAGATGGAAGCACAGTTTATTGAAATGCATGGTGCAATGCCAAAAGGCGATTTAGCAGACGCGTACAAACTTGTAAAAAGCTTCCGTGATGGTTTACAGAAAGCACTTTGGGTTAACAAAGGCAATCCTAACCGTGCAAAACTAGTAGCAGCACTAGAGCAAGTTTCAAAGAATCCTGAAAGTGTTAAGAAGATTCAAAAGAAAGTTGGTAAATACGAGTGGATGCTAGGTGATGCAGGCAATGCACAAGTTGATACACTAATGAAGTTTGTTACTGCAGACGCACTACAAACACTAGTAGAATTCAATAAACAAGCATTTGGTCTAAAATCAGTATTCAAACCAGAGCTAGTAAAGTAATGGCAAACATCTTAGTTATTAGCGGCCCACAGGGTACAGGTAATCATGTGTTTAGTAAAGTTCTTTCCATGCACAGTAATGTGCATGGGTGGAATCAACTATTGCGTGAATACTGGATTAACCATGACAGTGCCCCATTTAAAGATATCTGGAACAACCCAAAAAATATTGACAACTATGATTGGGCTGAACATGAAAACTATGTGCTTAGTGTAAGTGGGCCTTATGTTGAAAAAGACCACGACGATATAAGATACACAAAGTATCCTAAGTACAAAGAAGTATTACGTAGGCTCAACGAAAAAGGCAACTTGCAAGTTGGTATTATTGGCAGGGATCAAAACATTACTGCACAAAATCAATTGCGCAAGCGTGGTGTGGAGAGTTTGCATAACTACTTAAATAAGATTGAAGATCTCATGGAGTATCGACACACCTTTTTAAGTGTAGAATTACTTTATATGTTTAGACATCAATATGTAAAAAGTCTTGACAGTGTGCTTGATATACCTGTAGATTACACTAATGAACGTTTACACTACATACTTAACAAAGATCCAAATGCAAAATATGTACACTATGTAGAGCATAGTTGGCTAGACAAACGCAGAAACGATGTGGGACATATGATTGACGGCAGTGAGCCTCACGTTGAAAAAGAGACAATTTGAAATTAACTATTGAGCACCTAAATAAGTTAATAGAAAAATATCCAGATAATTTTGTGATTATATTTTTTAAAGGAGGGATGGCTGGTTCTGCTTTGTGTAGAATTATAAACAGCCATCCTGAGTTTTATTATAAACAAAAATATCTAAACCAAAAAGAGTATAACGATCCTCTAAAATTTCCTGACTCAGTTGAAGGCTTTAATGTACAAGATCATGGTTGGTTAGGTTTTAAAGAGCAACACTTGAGTTGTGTGCATTTAAGTTTTTACACTCCATGGAGTAATAGCAAAACTCAAGATTACATCGCTTATGGAGAAAGTGTTACTGAATATTTAGATTTAGTAAGTAAAAACTATAAAGTAGCGTTAAAAACACATAAATTTTCTTTGATAGGTAGATTTAACAAATCTAAACGTATAGTCCTTGAAGGAAATAACCTTAATCGTGGTTTTGATCATCTCAAAAATATGAATTACAAGGTAGAAGATTATTCTAAAGAAGATGTTATTAGGTTTGATATACAAAAATTAATGTCTCCAGAATATGATATATTTTTAGAGGCATACATCAAGTTAGTTCAAGAATTAGATTTAACCCCTAAAGTGAATTCAGTACGATCGTTTATATTAATGTGGTTGGAAAGACAAGAAAGATTTAAAAGAACTCTTTCTTAATGCTTAATTTTCAGATATTATCTTTATATGAATTACAAAGAACTCAAACAACTTATCCAAAAGCATAATCAAGCTTATTATGATAACTCTGCATCAATGATAACAGATGCAGAATATGATCAGCTATACGATAAACTTGAGAGTATGGAAAAAGCCCAAGGTTGGCGAGATCATGATTCTCCCACTAAACACGTAGGCGGTGCTGCTGGTAAAATTACTCACCCCTATAAACTATACTCTCTCCGTAAAATCTATGAAGGAGAAGAAGAGTTAGAACCTTGGATGGATGTTAAAGTCCCTAAAATTGATGGTACTAATTTAACTTTAATCTATCGTAGAGGTAAATTAAAGATGGGGCTAACTCGTGGTAACGGTGAACAAGGAACAGATATAACACATCTCGTAGGAATGTTAAAAGGCGCACCTACTACAATCGATCTCGATTATGATGAAGTGGTTGTAAATGGGGAGTGTGTGACAGATAATAATGTTGAAAACTTTAGAAACTATGTGTCTGGAGCTTTGGGTTTAGATAGTCCATCAGAGTTTGCCCAACGTAATATTAGATTCATAGCTCATGACTGGTTAGGCATATCTATGGATTATGAGCCAAGAATGAAAATACTCAAAAACGCAGGATTTTTTACAGTGCTTGAAGAACAAGCTTGGGATTATCCAAAAGATGGTATAGTTTATCGTTGTAACTCTTATGCTAAATCACAACAACTAGGATATACCTCTAAATATCCAAGATTTGCAGTAGCTCTAAAACAACGAATGACTGAGACAGCAACTACAACTTTGCAAGATGTATTATGGGTAGTAGGTCGTACAGGCACCGTAAACCCAACAGGTGTTGTAGACCCTGTTGTTTTAGATGACGCCACTATATCTCGTGTTACTCTTCATAATATAGGTATTATCGAAGAACACGGTCTTGGGCTAGGTGATACAATTCAGATTGAGCGTGCTGGTGGTGTAATACCTAAATTTATTGGAGTAGTTGACCATTCTGAACACGGAATAAAAATTAATAAAAATCATGCTGAACAGACCATTGGTGTGCAGACAAAGAGAGATGGTCCTAGACTAATGGTTACTGATAAGAATAATATAAGTTCTATAAAATTTTTAGAGTATTTTATAAGAATTTTAGAGATTAAAGGATTAGGCCCCGCATCTGTTAAAAAGATGGGGCTTACTCATCCAGTAGATCTTTTTGAAGATCAAAACTGGGATAAACTTGGAGCCAATGGCTCTAAGGTCGAAGCTGAGATAGAAAGAACTAAAACTAAACCTTATGATATTGTTCTTGCTTCCCTTGGTATCTCTGGAGTTGGTAGACGAGCGGCTAAACTTATAGTCAGTAAGATTCCAGCTTTTAGAAATCTAAGAGACATTGAAACCACAGAAATAAAAGGTATAGGTCCTTCTACAGTAGAATCAGTTTTATCTTGGCTTGACGAAAACGAAGAGTGGGTACATACTCTACCTCTTCAACTTGAACAGAATGTCACGGTTGAAGACGTTGTAGG